TGACCAATCAGGTTCGAATATAGTTCTTTTCAAGAAGATGACTGTTGAATTTGCTGTTCGAACTTCACCCATGATATTACCATCCAAAAGTAGATTTTCTCCAACTGCAAATGAGCCTGAAGAAATTGTAATATCTAATCGAGTATCTTGATAATTATAACCAGCAATAAGTTCATTGTAAATAGAAGTAAATGGTGCAATATTATAATTAGTACCTGGATTTGTAGTAATTGAATCAACTGAACCAATCTGAGTATTTGCAAATGTAAATAAGTCTTCAAGAGCAGTATTTGCGTCACCATATGGATTCTTTGGATAACCATATCCGTAAACCATATTCAGAGTAAGACTTGCACTAGAACCTGGTGATAAAGTAAGTGTTGGTTCTTGATAATATCCTTCACCAGGATTATCAACAGTAACAGATGTGATTGCGCCACCACCATTTGTTCCAATCGTTACAACAGCATCGATTACTGGATTTCCGTTTGCCGATCCACCTCCAGCAAGAGTGTATTGGCCATTTGAATAACCTGATCCACCACCAACAACTGAAACACTTGCTAAATAACCAACACCAGAATTTGAAGCATCAGCATTGATATTAGTAAACAATTGACCAACAATATTGGTATCAGAAATATTGTCGGTATTGAGATTAATGTATTCAATATCAGAAAGAGAAGCAACAGTAATATCTGCATTCTCACCAGTATAAAGAGCAGTCATAACCATAGAGATATTATTTGCATCTCTAACAGTTTCTATTGTAAATCCAGCTCCTTCTGTGTAATAAAATTCACCAGTATTTGCATAAATGCCAATCACCGAGGTATTTTGGCCCATAAGTGTGCCAGAAACTCCAGTGTTTGAAACAGACGATTTGACGCCTGTAAAACTATTATTACCATTAAGCCATACTGTTGTAACACCAGTCTCAGTTATTGTTGATATTGTGTCTTCAACTTTTGAAGTATTACCTCTTACTTTATTTCCAACATCGAGTGTTCCAGAACTTAATTCAATAACCCAAGTATTTGAATCTGTCTTTGATATAATTGTTCCAACAGCACCACCAGATGTTACAGTTGATGAAACAATATTTGCTGAAGCAGTAGCAGTACCATTTGCAGCATAGACACCAATTGTTTCACCTTCTGAGAAATCGCCCCAAGCATCAACCAAAGTTAAATGAGTAGCATTAGCTTCTAGAACAGTACCTTTTGAATAATTCGTAACAACAGTGTCACTACCAACTTCTGATGGATCAGAATAAACATAAACAGCTACAGAATCATTATTTGAAAATGTACCAGATATATTTCCAAGTTCAATCGTAATTGCTGATTCTTCTGTTACAGTTTCGTCGGAAATAAATTCAACATTCGCGCTCGCAAAATCAACTGAATATCGAGGCATAAAGCTTCCATCAGTTACAACAATTTCAATTTTTGAATATTCTGATGCAGTAGTAACAGTATTTCCTCCAATATCAGTATTGGCAAATGAGTATATCACACCAGTAGCAACATATGTGTTACTTGAATCGACGCCTTCTAAAGTGTCTCCAACAACACTATTTGCCACATATTCTTCATTAAGAGAATTTGCAGTCTGTAGATTAAGTGTTACTCTTTTTTGCTGAACAGGTTCATAGAGATTGAAGTCTTCATTTGTGTTATTACCACCGATCATTGCATCAGCCACATAGACTATAGTATTTGCATCAAGTGTATAACCAGAACCACCATCGGTGATTGAAAACGTTATTTTACCTGTTTCACTTACAAGTTCTGTGAGACGAACTTTTCCTTGAAGTCCATCATTAGAAATCACATTGAATACATCACCAATCTGGTTACCATTTCCTCCAGATGTAATAGTAAGAGAAGAGAGAGAACCAATGATTTGAGGTGCATCATCTAAAATAGAATCGTTAGTAACGAATTCACCAGTTAGAAAGTTACCTTTGAGATTACTAATAAAAACGATATCAATCATTCGGCCATTGATTCTTTTTGTAATCACTCCTTCAGCAAATGCTGTTGCACCAGAAACGGAACCTGTGATTTGAGAATCTACAAATGATTGCGTTCTACTTGATCGTGTAACTTCTAAATATCTTGGAATAAACCATTTACTATCAGAAAGACGAAAAATATCATCAGCTGGAAAATAAACACTTGCTTCTGAATTGAAAAGAAACCGAATAAGAAGTTCAGCTGATCTTGGAGAACCTTTTGATCGATAAAAGTCCATGATATGTTTGATTGCAAATCTATTATCGACAGTTTTCACGTATGGAAATTCACTGAGATATTTCAAATTGAAATGATAAAGAAATGCATCAAGAGTTCTATCAATATCTCCATGATCAAACATGCTTCTTGCAAGTGTAGTAGAGCTATAAGTGTCATTCTCAAGAAATTCAAAATAAGCTTCAATAAAAGCTACAAGATTATCTCCATCTTCTCTATAAACAGCCGGAAATTGCTGCTCAATATATTCTGATATAGTTTTTGATAAATTATCCATTAGTCAGTTGAAGCCTTTACTGTCAATGTGATATCAGAATCATCAATTGAAATGATGCGGTCAAAAGGTCCAAGAATATCTTGTGAATCGGGTTTAGCGTAGATCTTGATTCCACTTCCCGTATATGCCGAAACATTGAGATTACGAATAATCACTTTTCCAGTTGTGTAATCTACTGTACCAATATTATCATTAAGAATAAAGGCACCGGCAGCTGTATTTGTAAGAATCTGAAGAACACCTGCACTATTATCCTGTAAATATGCCAAATCGCCATTATAAGTAAACAAACTGGATTTGATGCCTGGTCGATTCAATTCTACATCATCATCAATACTGAATGGATGTTCAATAAAAATTTTGTTACGGAATTCAATTGTAAAATTGCTATTAGTGCTCAAAGTTGGCACAATGTAAGCGTACATCTTTATTTCAGTGTCATTACCAATAATTGAAATATCAGCATCATCAATTGCTCTTACAAGCCTTGAATGTCTTACGTTTTTATCAAAGTCAGCTAAATATGTCGAAGAATAAGAAGTAAGCGCAGTTCTTACGAGCGATTCAATTTCATTTGCGGATTTTGATGTAATATTTGTATTGTAGTGTACGGTTGAATCAATAACAACATAAACAAATTTTGGTTCTTCAATAATAGGATTGATTGCTAAAGGTGAACGATCTGTAAGAAATTTTCGATATTTTTCTTTGAGATTCTCCGAAATACCATCACTATTTTGGATATCAACCGATACAATCACTCGACCATATCTTGGAGGATCTACTCTTTCTCCGCCATACACTGATACGCTTTGAATTTCGGAAAAGTTACTTTTGAGAAGATTGACATAATCAGACTCTGTTACTGATCTATCTTGAATTTGAATGGACTTTGGAGCAAAATATTTTATCGAAGAAATTGTTTCTTGTACTGCACCACCTTCTGAATTACCTGAAGTCGTAACTGTTGCAGTATAGCCTTCAATTGTAGATGCTGCAGAAAATGTTGCTGCACCATCACTATTAGGACCAGTTGCTACTCTATACGTAACCTCAATTACTTCACCAGTTGTAGGTTCTCTTCCAAATGAATCTTGACCAAAATAAATTTCATATTGTTCTTCTTTTGCGCCTTGAAGATAGAATACTTTATCAGTCTGAGCAACACCAAAGAGATTTGCTTTATAAGTGTACGTATTTGAATCGGCACCAGCAGCACTTGAATCATAAATAACAACTTCAATGCTATTAGTGTCTAGTTGTTTATTTGAAAGAACATATTTAGCACCAGAAGCTACGTCAAAATATTCTTTGACAATTCTACCTTCATATATTGTTACATCGGCAACTGAATAGTCACCTTCGTTGGGAGTAACAACATAAACTTCGTCAGTCGAAAAAGTGTAGCTCTTACCGTCAATAGTTGTCGTAAACTTTGTATATTTTGGAATCGTGATAGATGCTGGTGCATCATTAGGCGAAAACGAAAGAGTGATCGTTGCTGAAGAACTCCTATAAGAACGTGGAATATAATTGAGCTCTTTGGTATGTGAAATGACTGAAGACCTTAGCTGACTCGAGTCAAGAAACATCTCACTGATTGCCATATTGGTATAAAAGTTATTATAAAAAGTATTATAAGCAAGAATGTCCAAAATGACAGAAATGTTCGAGCCATCGAAATCATAATCAGCAAAAGCCGCTTGTCCGGCTAGAAATGTCTTCAAATCACTTTTTACTTGGTCAAAGTCGAGTTCAGAGATGATAGTTGCAGCGGCCATGTACTTTTACCCTAGTGCTAGTTGTTCTTCTTTATATTTATTCATTTTCTTAGCAGCTGCTCTTTTTTTAGCTTTACTTCTGCCTTTTCTCCAATTATTAGGACATTCAAATGATAGAATATCTTCTATTCCATTAGTCCACCATTTTCTACCTAGTTTAGATTGCGACATTTTTTGACGAGTTACGTTATCATATCTATCATTACCATTCTTTCGTCGAGATTCCCAAATATTTTTTTGGTGCTCTATTGATTTTACTCTACCTTTGGTTGCTTGGCTTATCTTCTGTCTAGTCTCTTCAGAAAGCGTTCTGCCCAAGCCATTCGTATTACCTTTCAAAGATTCACTCATCTTACGCTTAGTCTCTTCAGAATGAGTTGTGCCTTGCTTTGCTTCACTTATCTTACGCTTAGTCTCTTCAGAGTGAGTCGTGCCTCTTCTATCTACAGCAGGCCAGGCAGCCTGATTTATCCAGTGGTCTTCTTTGATGACCTTCATTCTTCTAAGAACTTTTGCTTCCCAAGCAATAGCCGCTTCACGGTTATCAAAAGTTTTTCGAATCTGAATAACATCTGGCTCACCATATACTTCGCGATATTCAGCAACCTTGGCTGAAGAAGTATAATATTCGTTCCAGAAATCATTCGGGTGACAATCTTGGGCATAGCGAACACCATAATAGTATTCGCCAAGATTTGACCAACCGATAAGATATGTATAGGGGGTATAAATAGACATAGCTGGGTCCTTTGCATTAGTTTGACTTAGAGGAGGTGGGGATGGCAGTCCCGCGACCTTCATTTCTATTTATAATCTTTTCAACTTCGGCATGTATTTTTTCTTTATCGGTAATACCTCTACTAGAAAGTATTTGCTCAACCGTTGTATATACTTCCCAATAGTAATCAGAGTTCATCGTACTCTTTCTAAAATCAATTCGAGAGTGATCGGCTCTTGCAGGTTTATGATTGAGAAGACGATCGTTATTTGTATTTCGTGTGGATTAGCGGTTTCTCCGATGACTACGTCGAGCACCTCAGCTCTTGGCTCATGCGCAGCCAGCGTGTCAAATATCTGTTGTCGTGCTGTGATAAACGTATGAGGAGTAATATTTTCAAAAAGTAATGAGCGAATATTACCCCCAAAGTTTGGTTTGAATGGTCTCTCACCTTTATCAGTCAAAAGTATATTACGTACAGATTGTTTTACTGCATCAACATTTGTTTTTTTCAACAATCTATTTGTGATTGGGTGTTTATCGAAATTAGTAAAAAAATCTGAATAAACTACTCTTTCTGTAAGTGCCATAATACCTTATCTATAACCTTTTTTTTTT